ACGTTAGAGGCTACATCAACGTTCACGATCATGCTGACCCCTCCCCCCGTTGTTTTAATACAACACTTTAGAGTTTAAATCCAAGGAAACTATAGCGGAACATGACAAGCTCTGGACTGGCTGTGGTGGCTGTGTGTGTGACTGAGTTGCACCTATATAGGGGGACTTAATAGGGGGTTATATAATACATAATCATAATGATAAGGGGAGGACATAATCAATACATAATCAAACTCTCTCGCATTAACTTAATCAATACATAATAAGACACTCACTGTATTATCTTAATCACTACATAATCACAATGGAGTTTAGATAATCAATATCTTAATAATAAAAGTATCTTGATAATATAATATTAACTACTCAATATATTATATTAACTTGGACAATTTATTATATTGGCATTAACTTAATCAGGACATAATAGGATTATCTTATTATCTTTCCAGCTCTGGGAACTTGATTGACACTCTCACAAAGGGAGGACTCTGGCACAAAACTGGCAAACCCTCCAAAACGCATTAAAACGCTCTCTGAGCTGTTTTGACTGTTTATGGGACTAGGACACTCTCTCGCTCTGAACTCTAGTAATCCATATTCTATAAGGCTCTCAGGACTGGTCATCTCCAGGCTTTTCTGTAGTGTTGTGTCCTGGTCACAATGCTGGCTCAGAACATGAGCTAACCCTCAAAGTGTGATACCCTCGAGACTCCCTAAGGGGAATTTGAAAATGCTGTTTCCTAAATATGGAGGTATTAAAAATGCTGGACTTTCTAAAAATGGTTTTAGGTAGTGACGATGTGACATGGGCTGAGGTCTTGCTGGGCGTGGCTCTGGCACTGGCTTTCTGGGCTGGACTTGTAATTATTCTTTCAATCTAAACGGAGGTTTTATGACTACTCAACTAATCGAGGCTTTTCACGCATTCCATAGAATGTCTGGACTTGTGACTCCAGAGGTACGGAGATCAAAAGTGAGCGACTTAATGAAGTCGTTTATCAACTCCAGCAATTCAAAAAAGACTTACACAATCGTCCACGCTCGACACTGGCTGGAGACACGGAGAGAGGCTCAGGAAGTCGGACACTCTCTCGCTGAGATGGTTAAGGCTCAGGACTTTGACTCCGCTCGGGACTTGCTAAACGATAACGAGACTGTCCGCAATCGATGGGGTCGCAACGGAGGTCTGGACATGGCAGACTGGTTTAACGAGAAATTCCCAGACTCTCCAGAGGTCTTTAGTTGTGACGATTGCAACTGGCTGGAATGGGACGATGACGGACACTGGGCAAACGATGGCGATCACCATATATGCGACAGTTGCACGAGCGAGAACTACACCTACAGCGATCACCAAGACACCTACATCACGAACGAAGAATGGGAGGACGAGCAAGAGCGACTGAGGGAAGAGGACGAGGAGGAGGAGCGGAACAATTCCGTGATCGGTGACTATCACTCCAGCAAGCGGATTCTCTCCAGAATTCCCAGTTCTTTCGACACTCGCAAAACTCCCATTCTTATGGGACTGGAGCTGGAGATGGAGGTTAAATCTGGGGATCGTGAAGAACACGCCACGGACTTAATCAACGCTCTGGGATACCCTAAAGGGGAGCGGTATTGTGCGATTGAAGAGGACGGATCGCTCCATAACGGGTTTGAGCTGGTCACTGGCTGGACTGGTCTAGATGTCCACGCACAACAGCTCCAGCACTTTAAAAACCCCATTCGTGGGCTGAAGTCGCATGACACCCAGACTTGTGGACTCCATGTCCATATTTGCAAAAAAGGCATGTCTCTCTTTCACGCTGTGAAGATGGTTTTATTTATCAACGACTCAGGCAACCAAAGGTTAGTAAGGTCTCTGGCTCGGAGAGACTCGTCCAGATACTCACAAGTTAAAAATAAAAAAGCTGGATACGAGTGGCTGAAGGACGCCAAGAACGGCAACAATCTCCAGCACTTAAACGCTGATCGGTACGAGGCTCTGAACTTTCAAAACGCTCGGACTGTAGAGTTCAGAATGTTTAAGGGAACGCTCCGATACGAGACGATGATGGCGTGTCTAGAGTTCACTTATGCGACTTGGTTTTTTTGTCGTGACACTGGCACTAATCAACTCACAACGGAGAATTTTCTGGAGTTCATTTGCAAGGCTGAGAACTTAAGCGACACGAAGTTTTTACGCCAATATCTCACGGAGAAAAACTGGACTCTGGCTGATCTCGGAAAGATAAAAAACAATCCCAGATTTGACTCGGTAAAACAATCGCCAGAACTCGCAACTTGCGAACAATAATTTTTTAAAGGAAACCAAAATCATGTGTTTATTAGTCACGCAATTAAGCAACTCTCCAGCTCTCCCAGAGGTCTGGCTTAAAAACTTTCACGCTAGTAATTCCGATGGCGTGGGCGTTATGTATGTAGAGGGTCAATCCCTTGTAATTGAAAAATGTCTCCCAAAGTCGGCTGAAGATTTTGTGAACTTTTACTACTCTCATATTGCTGGGAAAGATTGTGCTTTCCATCTCCGCATGAGAACTCACGGAGCGACTGATCTTGAGAACTGTCACCCTTACGAAGTGCTGAACGCTAAACAGCACGGGATTGATCTCTGGCTCATGCACAACGGCATTCTTCATACCGACAATGTGAAAGACACAACCAAGAGCGACACTTGGCACTACATACGGGACTACCTCCGTCCTATGCTGGCTCACAATCCAGAGTTCTTTATCACTCCAGAATTTTCGGAGTTGATCGGCTCGCATATTGGCTCATCAAATAAGTTCGTTTTGATGGACAACCAAAACAGGCTCGTGACGATTAACGAAGACGCTGGAGTGTACTGGGGAGGTCTCTGGCTCTCGAATACTTACGCATGGACGGCAAGCCCTACAGCAACCAAGAAATACGACTCCAGCCCAGAGCTGGCACTGGAACAAGTCAATGAGTCTCCAGTAGTCAAAACTTATCCAGTGACGGGCTACGGAACAATTCCAAGATGGCAAAACAACTATTCCTATGATTACGAAAATCACTGGGAAAATCAGAGTTTTGGAATATCTCCCAGAGACACGGAGGACGATATTTATTCTGGGCTAGATGATTTGATGGAGGCTGGCTTACACAAGGCTGGCTCTCTTTCCATATATCAAGCTCGGTCTTTCGTCCGTACTTTCGGTCTGGACTCTTTCCTCGATATTGTGGCGATGGCGATTGACACTGAAATTGACGAGGACTGGTTTGTCAAAATTCTCTCGGACTTTAGGCTGGCACGGGAGACACTCCCATTTTTGATTGACGAGGAAAAAGCAATCGAAAAAGAAAGGGCGATGGCTTACTCATGATTGATCGAGACCCGTCCACGCTCTTGGAGCGATGGATCACAAAACTGAAAGAACTCTACATATTCTGGTTTTACTAATCTCCCAGAACTTGAAAGCCCTCCAGAATATCGGAGGGTTTTTTTATTGCCTGAATGTCTGGGGACTCTCCCAGAGGCTCAGGGCTGGCTCTGGTACTGGAGCTGGCTCTGGTACTGGCTCGGTCTCCAGTGCTGGCTCTGGCTCTGATACTGGCTCTGGAGCTGGTTTGCTGGTATCAGGACACGCTCCAGCAACCCTCCAGAACGCTCTCTGAGCTGTTTTCCTGATCGTGGTGATACCTATACCCCAGAAAAGGGTAAAACGCCTCCAAAGCCCTAAAAATGCCCTTAAAATCGATTGTCATTTTAAAACAACAATTTTTTGAAATATTTTGAAATATAACCCCTATACTGTTGTAAAAAAACAACACTTATAAAGACCCTATATGGCTATGTGTGAATGTGTGCTATAAAGTTACTATGTGGCTATGTAGCTATGTGGAAATGTGTAATATACTACACAAATTCCTACTATGTAGCTATGTGACTATGTAAGGGTATGTCCCTATGTACAAATGTGTAAAAAGGACTAAATTGGAGTTGTAGTATCTATTTATATCAATCAAGGAGCATTAAATGAAATTTACTATTACTGTTGCAAGAACTGTATTCTTCTACGAAACGTTTGAAATAGAAGCTGACAATCGTGAAGATGCACAGAAAGGTGCTTTAGCTGAAATGTCATACTTAACTAACGACAAACTAAGCATTGCTGGGCAAGAAGAATTTGTTAACGAAGTAGACTGTGAAGAAGAGGAAGAATAAAATGAAATGCACTATTTGTAATAACACACTGAACGACTACGAGGCAACTCGTAAGCACCTTATCACTTTTGAGTATCTTGATATTTGCCAAGAGTGCTATGTGGCTGCGGAATTAGACATCATTCACTCTGATCGTAAGGATTTGTTGCATGAATCCGACACTGGTGGCTATGCTGACCAAGACGATCTTGCTGATTATGTAAACAACGGCTGTGATGACTTTGATGACATCTATACAGATCGTTAGAGATGTCAAAGTCTATGTTGTTACTATGTTGTAATATTTATTATTAAATACATTGTATATACATCGTATATCTAAATAGATTGAGGGTATCATGGAATTGTCTATTTGTCAATGTATTAGTGTTGTAAAAATACAACATACATCTATGTCATTATGTGGTATTGTGTAGTCTTAACTTATGGAGAAAATTATGCCAGATGAATATTTAGAAGCAAACTATCATTTTACTTTGTCAGCTATGATGGACTTGATAGAGAAGTATGGATACAAGAAAGTCCTAGAAGACCTTGATGTTATGGTCGCTGATAGGATAGAGGAGGCATTGCTATGCGAGACTGTCTAACTATATTATGCGTAGGCGTTCTTGTCGCTGGCTTTATTGCTAGTATTTGGTACTATACCTATCCGCACTCGGTTGTCTATGCTTGCTCGGATAAAGAAAACAACCCTCCTGATGTACGCAAGCTGTGTGAAAGGTTAACAAGAGGACAATGGTGGAGTCAATGAGCGATAGCAGAGCACTTAGGCGTATGGCTTGCCCTAGCTGTGGCTCAAGCGATGGCAACACGCTATACGATGATGGACATGCCTATTGCTATGTGTGTGAAACTTACACTCATGCTAATGGTGTGATTGAAACTAAAACTGTAAAGAAAACAATGAATAAGGATCTAAACTTTTATGACTCAGCTAATAGTGGTGCTATTAATGATCGCAATATTTCTGCACCTGTATGTTTAAAATATGGTGTTCGTCAGGACTCCGTAGGGACTAAGCATTATTACCCTTACCACGATGAAGAAGGTCTATTGACCTCTGTTAAAACTAGAGATGTACAGAATAAACAATTCTTCTTGGCTGGTGAGTTTAGTAAAGCTACTTTGTTTGGGCAGAGTCTATTCCCTCGTGGGGGTCGCTATTTGACCATCTGTGAGGGCGAATTAGACGCTCTATCAGCCTTTCAGATGATGGGTGCTAAGTACCCAGTGGTGTCGGTACGCAACGGTGCTGCAGCAGCTCTGAAGGACTGTAAAGCACAGTTTGAATACATTGATTCTTTTGAGAACATTGTGATTGCTTTTGACTCTGATGAGGTAGGGCAGAAAGCAGCCGTGTCGGTAGCAGAGTTGTTTGGTGCTAAAGCTAAGCTGATGAAGATGCGTACCACGCTCAAGGATTCATCAGATTATCTAAAGATCAATGCCAACAAAGAGTTTGTTGAAGATTGGTGGAGAGCTGAGAACTATGTGCCTGATGGCATCATCGAAGGCTCTACCCTATGGGAGATTGTATCGAGTCCGATGGAGAAAGCTGAAGTAAGTTATCCATATGAGGGGCTGAACAAGCTAACCTACGGAATCCGTAAGGGTGAGCTGGTGATGGTCACTGCTGGCTCTGGTCTTGGTAAGTCTCAATTCTTGCGTGAGATTGTGTGGCATATCCTTAATAACACTACTGACAATATTGGTATGTTGTTCTTAGAGGAAGGTGTACGCAAGACTGCTCGTAGCCTTATGTCTCTGGCTGTGGATAAGCCTATTCATTTACCTGATGTGGAAGTTTCTGATGCGGAGTTAAAAAATGCTTTTGATGTCACTCTTGGTACTAATCGGTTGTATCTGTTTGACCATTTCGGTAGTACTTCTCTTGATAATATTGTCAATAGAGTTCGATATATGGCTAAAGGACTCAACTGTGGTTTTGTTGTGCTTGACCACATATCTATTATCGTTAGTGGGGGCGATGTGGGCGATGAACGCAAAGCTCTTGATGCTATCATGACACGCTTGCGGATGTTAGTACAGGAGACAGGTATCAGCTTGATCTGTGTGAGCCACTTAAAGCGTCCTAGTGATCGTGGACACGAAGAAGGAGCTGCAACTTCGTTAGCCCAGCTTAGGGGTTCTGGAGCTATTGCACAACTATCCGATATTGTGATAGGATTAGAGCGTAACGGACAGGCTGTGGATATGGTTGAACGCAATACCACCCATGTGCGTGTGTTAAAGAATAGGTTTAGTGGTTATACTGGCGGTGCAAGTGATTTGCTGTACAATCCTAGTACTGGTCGAATGATGGAAATTAAGGATACATTATGAACGAAGATTTAGTTAAAAAAGCAAGAGATTATGCAGCCAGAGACGAGTATGTTGTCACTCGTAGATACATCAGCTCACTGTGTGATGAGATTGACCGATTGATTCAGCTTAACAAGAATGTGTTTAGTCGGATTCAGGACAATAAAGAGATGTGGGAAAACTCTGAGCGTTACCTCTGGCTACGCAATAGTGCATGGGATGTAGGACTTGAAAAAGTTGCACCGATTGTTGTAAACTGTGATAATGTAATGGAGAAGTTTGAATGGGTTGAAGGCAGTAGACTTGATAAACTTATTGACGAATGGAGAAACAAGAAATGATTTCATATAGAGAAGAACCAGTTGGTGTTGTTGGTACATTTAAAGTTACAAAGACTTACAATGTTACAGTTTATGCTGATAGAGAAGATGAATTAGACAGCGCTATTGAAGAAGCACAGATTAGCGAAAACGATTTAATTGATATTGAATATGAACTGGAGGAGGTCGACAGTGCAGCTCTCTAATCTAAAATGGTACGGCACTCTGATATGCTTAGGTGGAATAGCGTTGACTAGTTTTAATATCTATCCCCTAAACATTGTCTTTGGTTTAGTTGGTAGCGGTCTATGGACTACTGCTGGCTACATACAAGACGATGCACCTCTAGTTGTTGTTGAGGCTGTAGCTGCAGGATTGTATGCAGTTGGCTTATTAACTTATGTGTTTATACAGGTGTCTAAATGGTTATGAACGAAGATGAATCTTTTGATAGAACTGCAAGCCACATGGCTGGTGAGTATGTTTCCAATAATGAACCAGTAGCGTGGATAGGTGAAACCTTAATGGGTAGGCAGTATATAAACGGACAAAAAGACAAATTGCCTGTTGGCACAGCACTCTATACCCATCCAGTAAAAGAACTAACAGATGAGGAAATAGATAACGTAGGCGATGCAGTATCAAATCTTATTGACACGTATGCTGGTCGACGAGAATTTGCAAGAGCAATATTAAGAAAGGCACAAGAGAAATGATGAAAAGAATTGATTGGAAAGGTCTTACTGCTCAAGAGATTGCAACAATACCTAATGATGAGTTCAAGTTGCAGACAGTAGAGCGAATTCTTAAAGAACGAAATACTTATACAGATAAAGAAGAATTGATTTTATCCACAATAAAGTGCGTTGCCGATGATGTTAGTCCGCATAAAGAATATGAGAATACTTATTCAGATGGGTGGCTTGATGCTTGCAATACTGTATATGACGAAGTGTTTGAAATACTAAGAAAGGCACAACAGAAGTGAGTTTTACTATTACTACGCATGAAGGCATGAAAGTGATTCAGTGGTTTTCAACTGTGGATGAACTGCTGAAGTCTATGTTAAATAACCCTAAAGATAGGTATTGGAGGAACAAATGAAGTTAGAAGAATTGATTGACGCATTAGAACAACGCTATGGGAATCCGTATGCAGCTAAAGAAAACGCATTGATTCGAGAAGCGATTAAACAACTTTGTATTATGTTACAGAAAACTAAAGGAGAACAAGATGAAAACTGCAATGGCAAGTAGTTTATTATTTGTAGCTACATTGTGTAGTGCTCAGGCTACATCGTTTGAGGACAGTGTTTACAACTTTAAAAATAGTCCTTACAACTTTGAGAACTCACAGTACAACTTTAAAAACAGTCCGTATAACTTTGACAACAATCCAGCAAATCCGTATGCACCTAATGCAATATTTGATGCACAAGGAAACCGTGTTGGATATAAAACTCAATCAAATCAAGGCACTACGAACTATTACGATAACTCAGGAAATCGCAGAGGGTATAGCAAAAGATGACTTTTTGTGATATGATGACATTATGCGAATACTTTTAGACATTGAAACCACACTAGCACACGATAAGATTTGGTGTGTAGTTACTAAAGACATTGATACTGGAGAAGTTAGAGTATGGAAAGAAGCAACCGACCTGCGGGAATTCATAAAGGACGCAACTTTGATAGTGGCTCACAATGGGATAGCGTTCGACTTTCATCTACTGATAAAGTTATGGAACTGTCAGATCTCATCGAAGAAAGTGAAAGATACATTAGTACTAAGCAGGTTGCTCAATCCAAGCAGAGAAGGCGGACACAGCCTAGCAGCGTGGGGCGAGACACTAGGTACTCAGAAGATTGAGTTCGATGACTTTGATTTAAAAACTCACACCTTAGATGAGTTGATTGTGTATTGCAAGCAAGACGTAGAGGTGTTATACAAGGTTTACAACTGTATAATGAATGAACTTAAACAACAGGAATTTTCTGAAACATCACAGGAGTTAGAACATGAAGTCCAAGCAATCATTTGCATTCAAGAAAGAAACGGTTTTAAGATCGATGAGTCTGCTAGTATGTTATTACTATCGGAACTTAAAACTAAGCTGGATATTATTATGGTTGAAATGCAGAGGATTTTTCCTCCCAGAGTCACATCTGGTCGCACCCACAAAACCACGGGTAAACCGCTCAACGACATCATCGAGCCGTTCAACTGTGGCAGTCGCAAGCAAATCGCAGAAAGACTCACCGAAAAAGGCTGGAAACCTAACAAGTTTACAGAAAAAGGGTCGGTCATCGTCGACGAAACCACGCTCGAAGGCATCGACATCCCAGAAGCGAAAGCCATAGCAGAATACTTGATGCTACAGAAGCGTATAGCACAGGTAGAATCGTGGATAGAGGCGATTAAAGATGATGGTAGGGTACATGGTCGTGTTATCACTAACGGAGCCGTGACGGGGCGTATGACGCACATGAGTCCTAACATGGCACAAGTACCTAATAGTGGAGCTATTTATGGCTCTGAATGTAGAGCTTTATGGACTGTTGAGAAAGGTAATAAGTTAGTTGGTATCGATGCTTCAGGTTTAGAACTTCGTATGCTGGCTCACTATATGAACGATAATGAATATACAACTGAAGTGGTATCGGGCGACATACACACAGCGAACCAAAATGCTGCTGGGCTGCAAACGAGGAATCAAGCTAAAACGTTTATCTATGCCTTTCTCTATGGTGCAGGAAGTACCAAAATCGGGACGATTGTTGGAGGCAGTGCGAAAGAGGGACAACGCCTCATTGATAATTTTCTACACAACACGCCTACGCTTGCTAAACTTAGGAAGAGAGTCTCTGAAGCGTTTTCTAAAAGGGGAAGGTTACAAGGTCTTGACGGACGCAAGTTACTCGTACGTTCCGAGCACTCGGCACTCAACACGCTACTGCAAGGTGCTGGTGCGATAGTAATGAAGAAAGCTGTTGTTATTTTGTTTAAAGACTTGACAAAAAGGAGAATATCGTTTAAATTAGTAGCTAATGTCCACGATGAGTGGCAGATTGAAGTACCAGAGCAGTATGCAGAAGAAGTAGGCAAGTCAGGTGTCAGAGCAATTGAGTTAGCTGGACGGGAGTTTAAAATGAACTGTCCGTTGACAGGTGAATATAAAGTTGGTAATAACTGGAAAGAGACACACTGATGGAAGGTAAAGAGTTAACGAAAATTGGAGAAGTAGTTATCACATTGTTTGAAGATAACACTTATTCTGTAGGGACTTCCATAACAATTAATGATACACTAGAGTTATTAGCTGACGCTTATGAAGCTATTGAAAGTGGAACATTAGATGGTATGGATGTGTTTGAGCAGTTCGGTGGTACAATTCAGTAGTAGTTATTTTAACCGCAGTATATTAAAGGAGTTTTAAAGATGGCAAATACCGAGAAACCTGTGAAGTTTGAAGCCGACATTCAGTGGGCATTCTTAAATCGCAAGTCCGAGATGTCAGGGAAGTACCAAGTAGATCTTTGCAACCTTAGTGCTGGTGCTGTAAAAGCATTAGAAGATGTAGGTCTGCAGCCACGTAAGCGTGAAGACAAGCCTGAAAAGGGTTGGTTCATCACTGCTAAGAGCAACTATGAAATCAAGCCGTTTGACAAGAACGGTGCAGAGATCACAGACGCTGTTGGTAATGGATCTAAAGCTATTGCAATGATTAAACCTTATCATTGGAGCTGGAAGAATAAGACTGGTGTCTCACCTTCTTTAGCTAAGATTACAATCACCGACTTGGTTGTTTACAATTCTGATTCAGCAGTTGCTGAAGAAGAGATGGACGACGAGATTCCTCTGTGATTGCCGTCGTTGACGCTGACATTTTAGTGTATCGCTTTGGCTTTGCATCTGAAGGAGATCCAGCAGAGTTTGCATTAGCAAGACTGTCTGAGTTTCTTGACGATCTATACATTAAACTCAACGTTGACGACGTTATTGGTTTCATGACTGGTAAAGGTAACTTCAGAGATGAAGTTGCCGTTACCGCTCCATACAAAGGCAATAGAACTGGTAATGCTAAACCGTATCATTTCGGTTTATTGCGTGAATACATGGAGAAGTCTTGGGGCTTTGAAGTCGTTGATGGAATGGAAGCTGATGACGCATTAGGAATCTATGCGTATGCTCACGATCCTGAAGACTATATTTTGGTTACGATTGATAAAGATATTGATATGATTCGTGGTCATCACTTTGGTTTTGTGAAAGATGAGAAGTATTACATTACCGAAGAAGAAGGAATCCGTAACTTTTATTTACAGATTCTTACTGGAGATAAAGTCGATAACATCATGGGTTTAAAAGGAATTGGACCCGTTAAAGCTAAAAGGATTCTTGAGAAATGCGAAACAGAACTAGAGATGTACAAAGCAGTGGTAGACGCTTACGAAGGAAACTTGGAGCGAGTCTTGGAGAACGGACGACTCCTGTGGATACTAAGAGAGCCAAACCAAATCTGGTCTCCTCCAAGCTAGTCTTGGTTGAGTGGCTAGATGCTTTAGCACAGGGTGAGTGGCATGAAGCAAAGAGAGAGGACTTACGTTGTAAATCAATCGGGTTTGTGGTTCATGAAGACGATGAACAAATTGAACTTGCAGGAACTATAACTGAAGGAATGTGCAACAACAGTATTACCATCCCTAAACGAATGATTACAAAACGGAAAGAAATTAAACTTGAAACCACAATCAGCAAAAGCAAAAGGAAGAAAGCTACAGCAGTGGACAAGGGATCATATACTCCAACGGTTTCCGACGTTACACCAAGATGATGTACGGTCAACAAGCATGGGAGCGGGTGGAGAGGATGTGCAACTCAGTCCTCTGGCTAGGTCGTTATTTAATTACACAGTTGAATGCAAGAATAGAAAAGCAATCGCAGTGTACAAAGACTACGAACAAGCAAAGACCCACGGAGCAATAGAGCCTTTAGTTATATTGAAACAGAATTTAAGTAAGCCGTTAGCACTAATAGACGCTGAACACTTCTTAGACTTGGTTCAAAAGATTAAAGATTTACAACACCAAATAGATGTATTACTTTTAGTTAAAGGAACAAAATGAAACTAGATTATCCAATGAAGTTAACTTTCACATTAGAGGAAGAAAACAATTTACTTACCAAAGTATTTGTCGTTGAAGGTGATATACAATGGACAGAGTTAATTGTTAAGTTTGCTGATTTCTTGAATGCTCATTACGGTTACGACACAAAAGAAAAGATTGTATTCTTGAGCGATTACGGATACAACGACCAGTGGTCTGTAGTAGGTGAGCGTACTATCACTACTGAGGCTTATAAGTTAGCTAAAGAGATTGATGAAAGACAAGAAGAAATGGACTTTAACGAATGAAAATTCTATTGCTAGATATTGAGACAAGTCCTAATACAGCCCATGTTTGGGGTCTGTGGCAGCAAAACGTCAGTATCAATCAATTGATGGAGTCTTCCTATGTCCTATGCTATGCAGCTAAGTGGCTAGGCGAGGAAGACATCTATTTTGATTCTGTACATCAATCTAAACCTAAA